AGTCCATCCAGTACCAACTGTTGAAGAAGAATTAGTCGCAGTTTCAGTATTTGCATTTCTTGCCACTAATTGCCATTTTCCCGAATTTGTTCCGTCCGTATATCTAAACTCAATAGCGTTCGTTCCCTCAGCAGGATTGAAATTATCCAAGGCACCGACACGAACTGTGAAAGTATCTGTTCCGTTGGATAGCACTGGAATCATCACAACCCATTCTAATGTAATTGATCCCCCATCCATTACAAGGGATTGCTCCATCAAATGGACGTTAGCAGCGCCAGCGGTATTTGTGCCTGTGGCAATAGTCCAGATGCCCGGATGATTCGCAACGCCTGGTGTATTTTTAGTTACTGCTCCTGTATTTACAAGATTTTCATTCCAAGGCCCATCATTAAACGACATCATGTCATCATAGAACATTTGAGTTGTGGAGGGGTTGAAAGTCGATCCGCCGGAAGTGGGGAAGTTATATGCCATCGATTAATCCTAATTTGCGTTCCACTGAGTGCCATTATAAATCAATTCGACAGATGCAAAAGTCGTATTTAAAACTAATGTTGCGGCTCCATCGATATTTTTCCCGTTTCCGCTAATAGTTATGTTATTGGTATTTGCTGTGCCAGTATTATCCTTGATTATTACTTTCTGGCCAATGGAAGGGGTGGCTGTAAGGTTTATCGTTCTAGACACTGAACTATCAACAATAACAATCGCATCTTGTGGCAATACCGTATATGGATAAGCGCTAGGAATTTTGACTTGCACAGCACTATTTGCAAACACAAATGGGTTTTGATTTGTGACAGTGATATTCGTTCCTGCCTGTAAAAAGCCAAGTCCCGAATAATTTAACGTTCCAGCTCCTGATATTGCAGCGGTTGCATTGCTCGTGCTGATTAAAGTCATATTTATAGTAGCTGTGGCACCAACCCCAATGGTTACTGATGGTGAAGTTCCACCACCTAGGAAGCCCATTTCACTAAAGAAATTTCCGCCAGTTAAAGCGACAGCTGTTGTATTACCGGAATTTATCTGGCTATATGCCGTTGTGAATGACCCTGAAGACACTGTTATTGGGAATTTAAGAAGGCTTTGCTCAAACTGGAGCACGCCATTTGCCAGAGTTCCTGGAATAGTTGGATTGAAAGAGCCATTTTCAATGTCACAGAATCCCCAATACATAGTACCAGGGCTATTCATAGTAAATGGGGCGAGCGCACCGTTTATACTACCTGTACAATAAGCAATATTAATTTCTGCACTCGCTGATGTGCTTGTGAAGGCAATTCCACCATTATTAAATACGTTTAGATAACATCCGGTTAAATTAACCGTAGATGCCGCATTTCCACTGACAGTCAAGAAAGGCGCGCCATTAGTTACAAGCTGAATGCCTGAAATTGTTACAGTTCCTGTACCTGTAAAGGTGCAATTTCCATTTATTATTACATTAGAGGCTGTTATAAAATTTCCATTTAAACCAGCATCGGCAGCAAATGCGATTAAATTAACACCGCTTTTTAAAACGGGATTTTCAGTATAAGTGCCTGCGGTTATGAAAATGTCATCACCTGCACTGGCAGCATTAATCGCAGCCTGAATAGTGGTATGGGTGCCTAAATTAGCTACCGGATTTACTACCCATTTTGCATATCCAGGCATTCGGAAAGTTACAGTTGGGCCGCCATTACTAGTTGTCCATGGTGAAAATGCATCTGGCGCAGTTGCAGATGATGAATCAGTTCCAAAGAGGTTAAGATTGTTAGCCACAGGAACGGCAAAATTGCCGTCATTGGTGGTGTATTTGGTGGCAATTTGAGGGGGCAAAGGACCGCCCCCTAAACCTACTATATGAAATTCGCTCATCTATATCCTCCAACTGTCAAAAATGTAGGATTAGTGCTTGTCCTAACCCATACATTTTGCCCCGCCCTTCCATTTAAGGTGCCAGAACCATAAGGGGGATTGTCAGAGTGATTTGCTTGTAAATCGATAACCAATGTTGCGCTAGCAGGCCAAACCTGATGCAGATTTACACCATCAAAGCTAATATCAACAGCAACAGCGCCACCGTTCCATACTTCCATGATTTTAATATTATCAAGAAACCCATTCGGGAACATCGGCTGAAATGTTCCCGTTAGAGTTGTAGTATCAAATTGCCCGGCAGGTATTGCCTGAAACCATGCTTGCTCAGGATTGGACATCTTGCGCCTCCACTGGTGGATCGTCTGGGACTTTAATTTCTGCGACTTTTTGCGCTTCTATCTGCGCTCTGATATTATCTTCAACCTGGCCAATGTACTTTTGACATTGGAACAAAGCCTCTTTAATATGCTCAATTGGAGCATCATTATCACACATGAAATGGTAGACTTTATCCGCAACAGTGAATTCTAATCGTACGATGTTCTTTAGCATTTTTTCCCTATAGTTAGCTTAATATCCAAATAGTGATGATTATATTATCTCCAGCACCTAAGGCGCCAGCTCCATTATTCTTAGTATGCACAATAATTTGGCCTGCTGATTGTGTAACTCCTAGATAGCCCATTCTCGCATCATTTGTGGATGCATTTAAGTTGGCCACAGTAACTATAATAGCGGATGTTGTCAAAATTTTGTTGCTAACAATTGTAAAATCTTGAGTTCCTGCTGCGGCTGTTGTAAAACCTGTCCATGTAGTTGCTAAAACACGACTATTCAAAGTAACTGTTACAGTTGCGGAAGCTGTTGAGGCAGTATCTGGGGTTACCGCAACTAAGCCAGGTGTCGTTGCGCCAGAGGCAAGCGTTACTCCACCTGTTCCTGATTGGACAGTAGTGGTTGATGTTGTATTTACAGAACCTAATGTAACTGTTTTAGCGGCAGCTCCTGTGCCGATTTGCAATGTGGTAATAGCCGCATCATTGCTAATATTCATAGCACCTGCGCCTGTAGCAATTGCTAGAGAACCACCTACGGTTGTAACTGTCGACGCACCAGACCCGGCATTTAATACTAAATTGGTAGCACCAGTTGCATTACCAATCGTAATGGTTTTGGCTGCTGCATCAGCACCAATATTAATAGCGCCTGTTCCTGTGACAAATCCTAAGGTTCCGTTCGTAGTTGTGTATGTACTACCTCCTGTACCCGTATTAATATTTACTGCTGTCGCACCAGTAATATTACCTATGGTAATTGTCTTTGCAACTGCGTCTGTGCCTAGATTTATCGCGCCTGTTCCGGTATTTAATGTATAGGCACCATTCGTTAACGTATATGTGATCCCACCTGTGCCAGTGTTTATAGCGACAGCCGTAGCGCCTGTAATATTTCCTATTGTAATAGTATGAGCAATAGCATTAGTGCCCACATTTACGCCGCCCGTTCCTGCATTTAATGAGATGGCTGTAACTCCTGTCGAATTACCAATATTGATCGTATGATCTGCTGCGTCAGCGCCTAAAGAGATAATTCCTGTACCTGTTGTAAGATTAAAGGCGCCATTAGTTGTATTAAAGGACGCTGCCGCCGTTCCTGAATTAATTACAACTTGCGTTGCGCCCGTTACATTACCTATAGTAATAACTTTTGCAGCTCCATCAGTTCCGACGTTAATTGCGCCTGTTCCTGTAGATAGTCCCCAAGAACCATTTGTAGTCGTCCACAGATTTGCCCCCGTACCCGAATTATGGATTATAGAAGTCGCACCTGTGACGTTCCCAATGGTAATTACTTTCGCGGCAGCATCTGTTCCTATATTTATCCCGCCAGTTCCGGTGTTGAAACTTAATGTCCCATTTGTGGTTGTGTAAGTTGAACCGCCTGTTCCTGTGTTGATATTTACAGTTGTCGCACTAGTAATGTTTCCTATAGTCACTGTGTGGGCAATTGCATTCGTCCCTAAATTCAACGCGCCAGTTCCCACATTCAATGAGATAGCTGTAGCGCCAGTACTATTTCCTAAAGTAATCGTTTTCGCAGCCGCATCGGCTCCAATGTTGATTGCTCCTGTACCGCTAGTAATTGAGAAAGCTCCATTTGTAGTATTAATTGAAGAAGCCGCTGTACCAGCATTTACAACAACTTGCGTTGCGCCTGTGACGTTACCTATAGTGATAACTCTAGCGGCAGCTCCTGTACCAATATTAATTGCATCCGCAGACGCATCTTGACCAATGCTTATGGCTGTTCCGCCAGACGCCCAGGTGCCCCCAGCCGTAAAAGTAACTGTTGTGGCGCCTAAAGTAGTGAAAGCCCCTGTATTTGGTGCAGTTCCACCAATTGCGGGATTTGACGCAAAAACTGCCGCAAGACTTTTCGGCTGTACTGCAAGAGGCGTCCCAGGATTTAAGTTTGTTCCTGCTACCGCTTGAGCATCCGTTGCCTCTTGAATAAGGCCGACAGCCGCTTCTGTAGCCTTATTCGCTCCTGCTAAAACTACACTATTTACAAAGGTAAATACATCATTTGCAAGAGGAACAATAGATCCTGCAGGCGCTGTGCCCGCTTCTAGCTGTGCTAAAGTGGATAATTTAACCGTTCCGAATGTGCTGGTGCTTGCAGGCGCCCCACCTGCTACGTTCCAAATACCCGCACCAGTGGTTTCATAGATGACTGGAGGGCTTACTGAATTGTCTTGCCATCTTGTGCCTGGCGGATAGATATCCTGTGCTGTAGGCGCTCTTAAAGGTATTCCGATAAATTGAGGATAAACATAAGCGTCTACACCAACTGCAAACGGGGTTCCTCCGCTAGTATTACTTAAAGAAGCTGTCATTTTATCCTCCTGGTGAAAGCACCAATTTATCAAGTAAAGTCTTTATTCACTATCTTAATTCAAGTTAAACGCTGATAGGGCGCATTCCTATTTTTAAGAAGTGCGAACACAGAAGCGCCAGCCGATGGCGCTTTCCCTTTCCACCATTTTCCCCATCTGTTTTGTCCATCTGTTCTTGCAGGAACAGCGCCCGATTGCAATAATTCCGCTATAACCCTTGGCGTTTGTGGATATTGGTAGATTGGCCCTTCTCTATTCGGGTATTTTCCAAGAAATTGAACCATTAGATTCCCCGTTTTGTCATCATAATCCATGCCTGCTACGTTGCTTGATGGCATGCCTGGTGGTGGTGCGCGTGGTGGTGGAGGCGCTATTGTTCCACCTTCGGTTGCCGCCTCTTCTTGAATTGTCGCCATAACACTTTGCAATAATTCTGCTAGCGCCTGTTGAGATGCAAAATTTAAGCTAGGCCCGCTAGTTTCCAAATAATCAATAATGCTTTGGGTATAAGCAATTAATTCGTCCATCACCGACCTTTAAATCGTTGTAAAAGCGCTTGACCTTGCTGCAATATCTGGGCAACTCCCGGGTCTAAACCTTGGGCGCCATTTCCTGCCTGTTGTGCATTTCCTTGATTTGGCTCCTGCGCCATTTGTCCGTTTCCAAAAACACTCTGTACAATGCTTGACCAATCTGTTTTATGGTCTTTCTCCATCTGTTTGATAACTTTTCTGTGCTTGTCATCAAGAAACTTTAAAGCTTTTGCCCCTGCTTCAATTGGGGTATTACCTTCCTTAATCAGATCAGAAATATATTGAAAAAGGCCTGGCGAATATTGTTGAATTATATTTCGATTTTCCTTTGCTGGCTCTTTGCCTTCTTGCTCTTTTGGCTCAAGTTTATCTTTTAGAAAGTTAAGGCCCTCTTGCACATCAAGACCCATCGCTGCGCCTTTTTCTAAAAAACCGCCAATTTTTGGACTAACTTTATTTATTCCTTTAATTGCTAAATCAGGCGGAATGTATTTACTTAAGAATGGAAGAAGCTTTGAGCTTAAACCTACCCCCGACGCGCTTATTGCAAGATTTCCTGCTGTTTTAACGCCTCGTTTAACGTTGGAATTAAAACGCTCATTCCTTTCAATCTCTCTTTCATTGGCTTCTTCATCGGGTCTTAATGGTTTCATTTATTTAATCCTCTTGAATTTGGAAAAAACCAAGTATCGGCCCAATTCGGAATTAAGTCAGAAACGCCTTCCGCTAACTCTCTTTTTTGCCGTGGACTTAACCCTAGTTTATCGGCATCGTCACTAAGTTGTTGAAAAAAGCCTCTTTCATTAAAATTTGGATCGATATCTTTTAGATTCTTTGCAATAGCTAAAAAACTATCGTCCCGAGTAAAGGCATCTTCAATTTGCATAGCTAACTTTTTAGAATTTTCGATCTGGCCAAAATAACCCAAAGGCTTATGGTTTTTTAATAGTTTTTTTACACTATCGCTTCTAGGCCAAGCAACTTGTGCTCTTGCTTGTGGTGACATACCAGTCCCAGAAAGTAAATTGTAAAATTCCTCTAGATTATCAGCGTCTCTATAAATCTTTTGAAAATTCTGAAGCTTTTCAATGAATTCATCTTGTTTGAAAAAAGAAGTTAAGGCGCCATGCCCTGACATTAATTTATTTAGGTCTGTTTTAGCTTTAGCTATATCTAAGGCTTTGTTTGTCCATTTATTCACGGCATCATCTTCTGATATTCCGTTTTTTGCTATATCTCTTTCAAGACCACGCAAAAGATTTACTTGCGTTTCACCGGATACATCCTTCAATGTTCCAGCCGCATCTTTGTGTAATTTTTTTTGTAAGGTATCGTCGAATGATGTTTTTATTCGATCTTGCGTATCTCTTAGCCTTGCATCCTCTGCTCTTTCGGCCTCGGGTAGAGCGGATAATCTATCAAAATCCTGTTGGGTCTTTTGCGCTACTTCTGGGTAAGTTAATTCGGGGAATCTATCCCAATTAGACGAAAGTCGATCTTCAAATTCTTGTGGTGTTGGAGGTTTATATGTTTTGACTTCTTCTCTCAATGGATTCTTAGGCTGTATTTGTTCTTGTCCCAGTGATTCGCGTGGAACATTTTCGCCAGGCTGTTCTTGCGATTGTAAAGCCGCTTTACTTCGCGGCCTATTATCGAATTGTTGCATTGCCGCTTCGACGCGAGGATCTTCTTGTCTTTGAGCTTGTCCTTGGGCCGGCTGACCTCGCCTCATATTATTTCTAAGGCCTTGTTGCTTTAGAAGCTCTGTTCCGCTTTGAACAATTTGAGGGGTTGCACCTGGCGCGCTTGCAAGTGCTGCGAATCTTTGGAATGGTGAAAGGTCTGGATTATCTCCAATGTCTTTTAAAGATGACGCTAATCTTCTTCTTTCAATTTCTTTTGGAACATGCTCTTGAATGCCTTCACCAAGCCCCTTTCCAAACATTGCCAAGACTGAAGGCTTTTTCTGAACTACCGTAACCATTTAAAACCCCCTTGGCCCTTGTAAAAAGTTAGGAAGCTGAGGACTAGCTGACATATTACCACCTCCATAAGGACTTGTATTCGCCCCTACCTTATTTCCCCCAAGGCTTGTCTTATTAACGCCCGTCTTATTAACGCCATTGGCAAAGCCATTTGCAGCCCCTGCGGCAGCACCTGCTGGTCCGCCAGTGGCGAAGCCTATGGCAGCCCCGGGAAGCGCTCCGCCTAAGCCTGAAGCTAAACCATGGCCAAAGCCGGGCTGTCCTTGTTCCATTACATTTTCTGTAACAGGGTTCAAATATTGCTGGCCTATGCTTTGAAGCCCTTGTGCGCCTTGTTGCCTCAATTGCGCTCTAATTGCACCTAGCCTCTCTGAAAGATCCGTTCCGGCATTGATAGCGGCATTTTGAAAACCAGAGCTTGATAAACCACCGGCTCCCATACCAGCAAATTGCTCGCTAATCCCTGGCAAAATGTCTTCATTAAATTGGCGCATTTGAGGTGCTGCAAAGGCGTTAAAGTCCGCACTATTATCACTAAGTAAATTACGATAATAATCAGCCGTATCACCGAATGCTCCTCCAGCGCCGGGGCCAGCATTTGCGGCGCCTAATTGACCATGCGCGCGCTGTTGCTCTGGTGTAAGCGTTGATAATTGCCTATATCTATTTCGCGAACCTGAAAACCAGCCCATTTTATTGCTCCTGAATATATTCTAAATAAGCTTTACATCTATTATATGTTCCATCCGACGTTATTTGAATATTTGGCCCTATCACACGTATCGTGTCAGAATTGCCGAATACCGTAGAAGTAAGCGTTGTTGAATTCGTGGCGCATGCCCAAAGGGCTATTTGCTCATAATTAGCATCATTAACGATATTATGCGGCCTGGTTATTACCCCTGCTGTAATGGGGCCAATATCAACAACGATCCTTAGAATGGTTCTAAATACTTGGTTTGAACCACCATCTAAAACATCATTAGTTCCTGGTATAAATGCTTTTCCTGATAGTAATTCTTGATCTAAAAACCAGCCAATTTCACGAATGTTTACAGCGTTTGTAATCTTTTTTAATATTTCAACGAGAAAAGGCCTGGCCTCATCCCAATTTTCTGGAACAACATCATATACAGGAACGTAGCTTTCTAACTGTTGGCTATCTTGTGATATCATATGCCTATTGCCATCCAATATAAATTAGTAAATTTAGATGTGCTCGTTTGTGTTGTTACAAACTCTGTCAAAGTCGCATTATTTAATATACTAAAACGTATGGTAGAATTATCGCTAGTAACAACAGTGCAATTAACTGAATAAACTGCGGTTATAAAAGGTTTAGGGAAAGTGATCGTCGTAGATGAGCTGGAAGCAACAGCAGTAGAGCTCCCATATTGTAAAACTAAACCACCGGGAAGAAATGTAGCCCCATTTGCTGTCGTCACGGGCATGAAATTGCGGGTAAATTTTATATTTTGATTTCCCCCTGTAAGAAAGAAAAGGGATTGGTCATTAGAATAGCCGTCATTATTTGTTGTATCGAAAAGTTGTCCAATTCCAGAAATTGCTGCTGGGGCTGCTTGCGGAATCATATGAATATTTTTATGCATTCCAGTAATTCCACCTGGGGGAACTCCTGAAGTATCATTAAAAGGAACATGATCCACACCATAAGCTATATTTAATTGCTGAAAGTTGCCTTGCAGATTCAAATAATCTTGATCAAGTGGCACGAGGCCTGTAGGTATATTTGGCTGATATGTTGGCATAAAGCACCTTAAATATTTGTTAGTCTTCCAGCGCGTCTAATATGCAAAATTTGAGCATCGATCTGCACTGGTGATTGTTGTTCTATTCCATTCATTTGCGCGTTATTAAATGTGTATTGCAAAGTGATAAAGTTGGATCTTGTAGGACAAAAAACCCTCTGCCAAAACTTCGACCCATCAATTTTATTAAAGCCAGCGGATGATGTAGGAATTATTGAGTTAAAGAATGTATCTGGAGTGTCTGGCGAAAGACCATCATCTATTGCATTGAAAGGCGCAAGATTTGATTTGTCTTCATCGTTATAATCCAGATAAACATTTAACGAAATTGCTCCTGATTCTGTAGAATTCATTAAGATATCGAGGTAGCCCAATTGAATATTCTGGCCCTCATCCATAAAATTAAACTTCTTGCTAACGATAGAGAAATTATCCAGAATGTTTATGAGACCACCGCCTTGATAAGTAAGTAGGCCACCAGTCGTTGCAATGCTAAAAGCATCATCGGTAGGATTGTAAGTGTAGAGCGTAAATGTGTTAGCGTTTAAGACATTTACTCCATAAACTCCACCGTTTAAAAACGAAAAATTGCCAACGATTCCACTAATTCCAATTATCGAGCCATCGTCGCCCGGCACAATATTTGTTACTAAGTTATGATTTGGGCTTGTTATCGTGATGGGGCTTCCACCTACGATATTTGTAATAAATAACGTTGTGTCATTGGTTATAGCGACGCCAATGCTAGGCGTGGTTCCTGCAAGTTTAAGAATGAAGCCTTGTTGATTTCCACCAAGAATAATGGGAGAACCAAAAGGATCATCAATCCAAGGGAAGGGGCAATTAATCCAAGCTTGTGGGGTATTAAGCCATGTTCTACCTGATTGTTCTTGATAATTGCCAAGAGCGGTTAAACTATCATTAAACAATGCCCAACTATCGTTTTCATAGTTATAAACCAAGCGAATATTAGGAAATATTCGAGAGGCACTAGCTACAAGACCATCATAAAAACCCGTCAGCGGAATAGTCCAATATGCCAAACGATTTGGGAAATCCCTAATTCCCTGGACTCTAGCGACGCCATTATTTAACCCATTGAATTTGTAAACTAAATCAGGGATCTTAATATCGATTCTTTCGCTTTTATAACTATCGCATTCAACAATGCCTTTATCGCCTATGCCAACTAATGATGTATCAAATTGAACGCTTGAAAATGTGCTTTCTGTTCCTAATTCTGAATTTACTCGTTCTATCTGAAAAGGGGCTATTGATCTACCTGTATATCGAAGCTGCCAAGTACTTCGCTCACAATAGACAATTAAATTGTCTCTAACAAATCCGATGCTTACAATATCTTCGCTTGTAGGTATATCAAGAAAGCCTCCCTGACCTCTAATATCACTCCTCCAAGAACCCGCTGCTGGCGGCCCTGCTGTAAAAGCTATGAAAGGATTGCCGATCGTGCTCCATCTAATGCGATTGGAATAATTGAGGCTACTTGCTGACGTTGGCCCTGGCCCTTCCCAAGTATTAAATGTAACCATTCGGCCGCGAAAAGGTAGATTGCAAAGCCAGTTAGTTAAGAAATTGGTTGCGTCGATTTGGCTCCAAGCCGACGGAAAGAAATTAACCCATGTTGTGCCATCTGTTATACGAGGAGGGTCTGCTGATGCGGCAAAAGATCCACTGTTATTTGTTACCCAAAATAACTTGGCGCCTGTTCCGAAAGGGCTTTGTGCAGTTCCACCAATCCAATAATTTGTTGACCAAAAAAAATTTATTCCCGCGACATTAGCATGTGCGGCATTCCATGTCGTGCCAGGGATAAACTGCTCAAACATTCCTAAGCCTGCGTTGTAATCATAGGCATAGTTTTGGTCAAAAAAGATTGTTTGATCATTAGCGCTATTGGCAAGTTCACGTATTCTAATGCCCATAACAGGCAAACCAGGAAAGAATTGAACCGCTGTTAATGCATTGGATCCGGTGATTGTTAAAAGCCCTGTAGTAAGATTGAGCGTTGCTGTTCCTATGCCATTATTCAAAAGATTGATTAATCCTGATTCGCCTGGCGTGCCTGGATCAGTAAAAATAGCCGTTCCAACAGTAAATGAGGATATGCCTGGCTGAATTGGATTGGGAATAATAGTCGTTGAGAAATTGCCCGCTCCGTCTGTGGTGCCTAAATTAAGCTGAAGGCGCCCAAGCAAAGAAACGCCACTCTTTCTAATGATCTTTTCACGCCATACAATAGCGTTTTGAAGCGTAGGGTAAGCATCATTCGGCAATAAGAATTCTTGCCTCTCTTGGACTAGGCCTGTGCTTGGACCTGTGATTGGAAGGGATTGATAGCCTGCCATGCTGGTTCTTTAGCCTCCCCTTTTTCTTGGCATCTTGCATGTTCTCTTTTGCTGTCCCTGCCCATAAATGATCTGGGTTACAGCAGGAAGGATTATCGCAATGATGACAGATATAGAGACCGCTTGGAATTTCTCCTTTAAAAATTTGATAGCTGATCCTATGAACATGAGATTTTTCTTGGGTCTCATGATTCGTTGTGTACCCATATCCATTGGGATGCAAGTCTCCTTGCCATTCCCAACACTTTTTATCTGTAATTCTAATATTATGAAGTAATTTGCATTTTGTAGTGCAATAAAGGCGTTTAGTTCCTTTTCCCACAAATTTTTCATTACATTTTTTACAAAACCGTGCATTATTTTTTTTCCAAGCCGTTTTTCTTTGATCAGCGATTTTTTCTTTATTTTTTGCCCGATTTTCTCTCTTCCAGGCGTTATAACAATTCTTACAATAGGTAGATCCTTTCCAAGAATTTTCTAGCGTTCTTTCTACTTCACATTTTGTACATTTTTTCATGGTGACTCCTTTTTATTAAAGGATATCACTTTCTATATATTGTGTCCATTGGCATTAGAATCCTTGACCGATTCCCCATCCTATCCCATATCCACAACCGGATTGAGTTGAGTTAAATAATGTAATATTTGGCTGCTGTATTTCTTCGACCGCTTGACGCTCTAATACAAGACCTTCTTGGCGCATAAAACCTTCGCGTAAGTTCTCTACCCCTTCCATATCTTGGCGATCGCGTAGTATTTCCATTGCGGATCCGTATGCTATATACTGCGCCCATTGATTTAGTATTGGGTGATCGGTCGTATTCATAAATTGAGCCGGCGTCTGATAGGTTTCTACCTCAACAAGATATACATTATCGGGAACTGGTCGTATTGTGAGTTCGTTATTCCAGAATAATAGATTATACGGACGCCCAACCTGATATGTTGCTGCCCAAACATTTATCAAAGTGCCTGCTGCTGGGGCGACAGGAAAATTTACGGTTATTTGTGTGGTAACATAATTTACTGTCCCACAATATTGTGGAGTAAGAGGGCTTGGTGGATAAGGTGAATTGGGCAGATTTGCATTTTGTGCGTTACCCAATGGTGCTAAAGGAGGTATTGCAGGCTGTTGGGCATTAGTTGTATCTAGATAAACATTATCTCCAACGGCATTTTGATTCAGAAAGAGAAGCTGGCCTGTTGTAGTATTACTGCCAATGCCAAATCCATTTAAAATTGCTCCGCCGTCATCAATAATACGTATTGGATTTCCATTAACATCAACTCCTCCAATCACTAATTGAGTGCTAAGAATACCAAAATTAGGCTGAGGAAATGGATTTACGTTGTTTCCAAATAAACTAAATGTAAAAGACGTAGTAACGCCATCTCCTCCAATTGGCTGGAATTGCGTGGGGTATCGTGGATATAGATTATAAAGCTGATCTCTGTTCTTAAAGAAATTACCAGGAATACCCTGAAAATAAACAGGTGCCCTAAAACCCTGCATATTATTAACGTCAACGGGATAGCGATCCACGTTCGGAATTGTCAAAAACTTATAGACCGAACGTTGCTGATCAATCTTAATGGCATATGGAAAATCCGTATTGTAAAACAGATTTACAGCCGCTTGAATGTCGGCATCGCTTAAGGCCGATGTACTGGCCGAAGCGGTTAAGCGCCTAACCTTCTTTGATATGAAGGTATATGTTGAATCCGCTTGGGCTAGTGACATAACACCTCTTAATTAGAAACCAACTGCCACGAAACGGTGTAACCAATCGCCTTGTTCATCCCTATCGAGAGGTGCTTCATCCTTTCTTATGGGTTCTCCATCCACGCTTACAAGCCCTGATCTCTTAGGAAGAAACTTCGTGTCATCGTTAACCTCCTTAACCAATCCGAGAGGGACTTCATAAACTTTTCCAGGAATAAAATGCCAAATTTGAATTGGATCTCCTGCATATCTGCAATATGGTTTTGTCAATCTCTCATGTCGACCACGCGAATTCATATATTCAGCTTTGACAATCTTTGAATCTTCCTTGCGCAGAGCTTCCAATTCTTTCTTGTGCTCTGGTTTAAAATTCTTAAACCCATCATCTGGGACGCTATTTGTTAAAATATTGATGCGTCCATGTAATTCGCCAGATGCTGTTGCCATTGGTACTGTTACACCCATATTAATTACCTATGTTATTCAACGACTGAAAAGGAACTTCATTCGTTGTATTGTTATATTGAAGATTTCTTGACCCAAAAGGCGCTAATGTCGCTGGGGCAAGAACATTACCACTAGGCAAAATAAAAGGATCAAACTGACTGCTATCAATATTAACTGTAAATTGCAGTCCATTTATCGCTGTTATAGTGCCAACTAAATTATTTGCCTGAAACATGCCAAAATTAATCGGCACTTGAAGCCTTATTGCCATGCCCACAATGTAAGTGTTAGCCTCAGTTGTATTATTAACTATATCAGCAGTTATCACCATTGGCGCAGATTGCGTAATTGCCACAATTTGCAATGCACTTGGAATCTGAATCACTGGTTTTAAATACTGATTGGCCATTTAACCTCAGATTTGAGTCGGTTACAAAACATAACCGACTCAATAAAATTGTTAGCTTGGAACTGGAGAATTGATCGTCCCCGTTTCCATTTTAAAGGCCTGCCATACAATTACATCATTAGCTTGTCCGCCTGGGCTAAATTGTCCATTCGGAACTAACATGTAAGGAATGAAAATACCTGATCTGAAGGGCACTTTAGTGAAATCATACCCAGTAGTTACTTGCGTAATCGGGTTGAATGTCGCTGCCTGTCCAGCTGGCGCAATGGTTGCAAACAATTGCGTTGTTGGCGACCCAGTGCTTGCAGGCATTGCAAATGCTGTATAATTAGTAGTATCGACATTGATTGTAAAGTTATAGGCGTCAACAATGCTTACTACAATTATAGGCTTGTTTTGTGGTTGATAGAAATTATTTAGCTGAATCATTCCGAAAGAGCCTGGCACAGTAAATTCAATCTTTTGGCCTACAACCAAGTTATTAATCTGAGACGTTGTTACTTGAGCGTTTGTAGCTTGTGTAACTGCTGTGATTTGATAGGTGCTTGGTGCAACAGGCGTTACAATACCAGATGGGTTTTGTGTTAGCCTACGTACTATAAATGACGTTGCAGATGTTGCAAATGCTGATGAATTTAATCCCAAAAGCGTAAATTGTGAACCTGTTACGCTTGATATGGTAAATATCATTCCTGAAATTTGCTCCATACCAACGGCATTATAGATGATGACTTGATCGCCATTGCTATAAGTGTTGGTAACGCTTGCTACCGCAGCTGATGCTTTAGTAATAGTTGTGCCTGTTAATGCCGCTTGAGGTGCGGGATTAGTAGTCACATATGTAAAGCCAGCAGATGGATTGGATGAAGCATTTTGAAAGTTATCTACGATAACTGCTGTAGATCCAGCCTTTCCCCACCTAATACCGTCATTAACGGCGGTAATACCGCCCCCAAACCATTCTCCCATAAAAGCACCTGTCGGTGCGTTAGCGATGGCTTTGGTGTAGTTATAGGTCTTAAAATAATCCGCTCCTGATGGCAATGGAATAATTTGATTAACAGCAGTTGCTGGCTGTGTGAAAGTTCCTTGAGAAACAATAGTAAAAGCCATGATATCTCCTTATGATGGTAGGAATGTGGTTACATTCAAGCCAGAGATCCAGTTTTGGTTTGTAATCGCCCTTGCAATTGCAAACTTGGCATAGAGTTGGCTATTTTGCGCAACACTAGAAACCACCCAAGGCGGACGATAACCAATGACGGCTGTATAGTTGTTTTGTTCGATCTTAGCGGCAGCTTCAAGGCCATACATTGGAATTGTATAGACGGTATTGCCCTTAAGAGAGATGCCAGGGGTTCTTGCTGCTTTTGAGCTTACAAAGAACCTAAAGCGTGAAATCGAGCAATATTCTTCTGGTCTGATGCCCTCTTGGGTCGGATATGCCGCTTTAAGTAATACGCCTTGTACTTTCTGAAGGTCTGCTGCAAGATTAGTATTGCAAAGAGCAATAAAAGCGT